TAACTAGTATTCATTTACAAACGCAGCAATGCGGGTTACTTAGAAAAGCTTATAAATGGTATAACTGTTTGTAAGTATTTGGTAGGGTTTTTGTAACGGAAGAATTGGATAAAACGAAACAATAATTAATTGAAACCAAAGAACATTGTTGACATAAATTGAAATCGACCAAATATAACTTGTATTTGCAGCAATGCGGGTTGCTTATAAATGGTATAACTGTTTGTAAGTATTTTGTAGGGTTTTTGTAACGGTTTATTTTAGTATATCAATATCAAAGAATGATATTGTTTTAATAATTGTTTTGATTGCTTTTTGATTACTGACATGAAATTGATTAAAATAAGGATCTTTTAATTGTTGTTGAGGTGTATGTTTATGTACAGTCCGTGAAATCATTTTATATAATTTAAATCCTGGATATCTTTCATTACCATTTTTTTTATATAATATATTTTTACCATTATCATCTGTAATCCATTTTTTGATAAGATTTTGTAATTTATCAAGATTAGTATTATTATCATGATCAATTATAAAATCATAAATACTACATCCAAGACGACATAAATCAAAACTATAATTTGGATCTAATTGTGGTTTTTTTTCATTGAAGAAGGGAGGACAATTATATTGTGTTGAACCATCACCTCCATCAGCAAAACTGTCACTACAAAATTGTTTTCCTTGATATTTATATATACTTCTACCAAAATCAATGATTTTAAATATTTTTCCATAAGTGGGTACTTTATAATAATTATTATCAAATTTATAGTATAAAAACTTTTTATTTGTTAATGTGTACATAATATTATTTGTATGAAGATCATTATGAGTAAAATCAAACATTTTTTGATAAGTTAAAAGAGTCATGATTATTTGAAAAAAAACGGATGCTCCATTTTTTTCATCAATTAAATTTTGTTCAAATAAATCATCAAGAGTACCATGACATTTTTCTAAACAGATCATTTGTATAGGGAAATCATTTATGTATGCGATTGTATCTGGAGAATCATAATCATTATTTTCAGAATTTGTTTCATTAGTATCTGAATTAGTATCCGAATTAGTATCCGAATTAGTATTCGAGTTAGTATCTGAGTTAGATGAATTAGAATCAGAATCAGAGTCAGAGTCAGAGTCAGAGTCAGAATCCGTATTAATAATGGTTCCTTGATATATTTCTTCAATTTCATGTGATATTATGGTATCAATAGTGTCATCATGAATAATTATGGTATCTTCTAGTATAATGTTTTCATTGAATATTAATTTATCCTTATTTTTTCTCGATTCTGTACATTGTATGTGATCATAGTTTTCTAATGTCATCAATTTACCTATATTATCAAGAAAAAAGCTAGAACCGACAAGATATTCTAAATCATCTTCTATATTCATTTTAAATTTATTTTGAATTCCAAGAAATGAACCATAATAATCAATTCCATGAACAAAGTCATGATTATTAAGTAGTGTACTAGTTAAGAAATAAAAGAAATTATCTACATAGGAAGCATTTGAATGTGTCAATAATTTAGGATGACAATTATCAATAGTAGATGATAGTTTAGGTAGATTTTTTAAATTTCCATCAGTGATTTTATATTTTCCAATCATATAACGAATCGGATCTAGTAATGGAGAGAATTTTATAAATATTTCTTTATTTATAATTTCTTTTGTATTGATATCAATGATTTGATTCATATTAAGTATATGATTTTTATGATTAAAAGAGATTGTGTTGTAATTATTTTCATTTAAATCAAAAAAACGTGAATATATAGGATTATATTGTTGTAATTTAGTAATATTAAAAGTAGAGTTATTGGAGAAATTTCCTAAATCAATGATTTTACGTTTATGATAATTCAATGACATTATAATTAGATAGTATGATAAAATTCTAAAGAGATGAACGAGAAAAATGTTCCGTTATCGATGAATTAGATTCTTGAGAAATTCTTTGATGTTGTCTCATTTTGTAAAAGATGCAAGCACAAATTGTAAAAAGAATGCTTAAACCAAATGTAATTGCAATAATATTAATTATTTATTGTCGTTATAATTAAAAAATAAATATATATCATTTTAGAATAGAATGACATTGGATTTAAAGAAATTTGATATGCGTTCTATAACATTTAGGGCAGATGAAAATAAAGGTCCAGTTATTGTAATGATAGGAAGAAGAGATACAGGTAAAAGTGTATTAGTACGTGATCTTTTATATTTCCATCAAGATATCCCAATAGGAACAGTTATATCAGGAACAGAAGCGGGAAATGGATTTTATGCAAAATTAGTTCCAAAACTATTTATTCATGAAGAATATAATAGTGTAATTATTGAAAATATTTTACGTAGACAACGAGCTGTAATGAAACAAGTTGGTAAAGAAATTGAAATTTATAAAAAAACATCAATAGATCCAAGAACATTTGTTATATTAGATGATTGTCTTTATGATGATAAATGGACACGTGATAAATTAATGCGATTATTATTTATGAATGGTCGACATTGGAAGGTAATGTTAGTAATAACAATGCAGTATCCACTTGGAATACCTCCAAATCTTCGAACAAATATAGATTATGTTTTTATATTAAGAGAAAATATTGGTGGTAATAGAAAGCGTATTTATACAAATTATGCTTCAATGTTTCCAACATTTGAAGCATTTTGTTCGGTATTGGATAATTGTACAGAAAATTATGAATGTCTAGTAATAAATAATAATTCAAAATCAAATAAATTACAAGATCAAATTTTTTGGTATCGTGCGGAAAAACGTGGTGATTTTAAAATGGGAGCAAAAGAATTTTGGGATTTATCAAAAGATTTAGGATCGGATGATGAAGAAGAATATGATGCAAATAAGAATAAAAAGAAAGGATCACAGATAATTGTAAAAAAAAATCAATATTAACTTCATGAGATCCGATCGGTGTTATTATCCAACAAGGATTTTGATGAAAAAAAAAGAAAAATATTTGTATTGTAAAGAAAAAGAATTATTTAGAAATATCTACTTAATTAAAATGATTTCCTGTTGATGAGAGTTTTTGATTAATATATCATGACAAAAAAAATAATTGTATAATGATATGTATTTCATTCCTTTATAGGATAAAAAGAATGTGATTATAGATATTGACCAAAGTATAAAATGAAATAAATTAATAATTAAACTAAAAAGATAGGATGATTCCATAATAATTTGTTTAATCGAATATTCAATTTCATTTTGTATATTTTTAATTTTCAAGATAAAAATGTTTATTTTACTAATAGTTTCAACTTTTAATGATTCAATAATATTCATAGTGAATTTTCCTTGTTTAATGGAATGTAATATATTACTACTATTAAAAATAAGTGATAAATATTGAATATAATTATTTTTTTTTTTTGTATAGAGAGTTAATGCTTTTGTATCGATATTAGTTTTGAAAAGATAGGATGAATAAGATTCAACAAATGAAGAATCTAATAAACAATCGTGCATATTTAATATATTTTCAATATCTTGATATGGTAATAAATTATATAATATATATTTATTACGTTTTAGACAAAATTTATCAGCGTAATGAATGATTTTTTTAAGTTCTGTTTGATAATAAAAATGTTTAATTTGATGTAGAGAACTATGATATCTCCAAAATATGTAGAATAAATAGAATATTAATATAATTATATAATGCATAATAAATTGTGATGTTATACTGTATTTAAAGAATTTGCAATAACTTTTTTTTCATGTTCTTCACGAGTAGTAGTTTCAGATATTTCACGATCATCAAAATTCATAGTATTAACACCAATTAAATTACCATTTGCATCAATGGTTTGAGTTAATTTATTTCCTGATAATTTAGCAAGTTCAATATTATGTTCAATAGCTTTCCGTTTAGTATCTTTAATTCTTTTATCAAATTCATTTTTAGCAAGAATTTCATTTTTAATTTTTTCTTCATGTAATTTATTTAATTCAGGTTCAAGATAATCAACACGACTTAGCTTATCAGATTTTGGATCCCATGGAAGCCATAAACCACAAGGTGCAACAAATATATCATGATTTGGATCATTTTGTCTTAATTTTTTGCAATTATTTTCAGCTTCATCTTGAGTTGCAAATGTGCCACGAATTTTTAATCCCCGAACACTAGTTTGAAATTGATTAGCTTTATTAAATACTAAATTTAATCTATCTTCATCTTTATCTAGGAAATTTTTAAAATCATCTTCGATAGCTTGTGATGATTCTTTAATTTTGATTTCTTCTTCTTTAATAAAATCATTATAATCAGTAATAACATTTTCAATTGCTAAATTATATTTAAATGATATAAAATTAACAAAATCCGAGAATTTAGACATTGATTTGGACATATCCCATTGTTTGACAAATTGTTCAAATAAAAATAATTCACGTTGTTTTAATATAGTTTCTGGTGCGATAAATGAGACACAAACAAATTTTTGTCCAGCAATAGGTGGATCTTCATCACATAAATCAATATATTTAGGATTTATTTTACCATTCGATAGATTCTTATATTGTGGTTTTGATGACATTAGTTTAGGAACTTATTAGAATAAGTAAATTTTTCTTTAAGTTCTTTTTTTTTAACATTGAAAATAATATCTGTCTTTTTTTTTTGTTACTTTATAGTATATTAAGTTTATGAGTAATTTATTTGATTTCAATGAATTTGTCAAAAGATCAATAAAATATTTAGTCGAAGGTATTATGGTTGCGATCGTTGCTTTTTCAATTCCAAAGAAAAATTTGAATATTGAAGAAGTAGTTATTATTGGTTTAACTGCAGCGGCAACATTTGCTATATTAGATGTATTTAGTCCATCTATTGGAGCTGCTTCTAGAAATGGTGTAGGTATGAGTGTTGGATTTGGTCTAACAGGAGGATTACCTATCAAATAATGATATTAAATACTAGGTATGTATAACCAATTCAATGAATTACATACTTTTTTCCATATTTGATCTTGTTCTCTTTGTTTAATAACATCTTTAAGTAGTAAAATAAAAGGTAAGTATTGTGTTTGATCAAGTAAAACACATAATT